CCCAGAGCTGAAGGAAGGCTTTCCTTTGAATAGCGACGACGAATGCTCATTAAACTCTGTTCCTATCTGTATTCCTATCGGGGGTCATAGTGGCACTGCTAAAACTTGATTTCAAACCGGGCGTAAATAAAGAAGACACCCCGTACACCGCTGAAGGCGGTTGGGTTTCGTCAGACAAGATTCGCTTTCGCTCTGGTCGCCCAGAAAAAATGGAAGGCTGGGAAAAGTACCAGAACACCACAGTTGAAGGTGTAGCCCGTAGACTTCACCAGTTTCGTGACCTAGCTGGCACTAACTATGTAGCTATTGGCACCACAGAAAAGGTGTACGTTGAAACTGGTGGTACGTTTATTGATATCACTCCAGTTCGAGACACCTTAACTACGCCCGCTACCGACAACTGCGTAATAACCACTAACACGTCAACCACAGTGCGTATAAATGTTACCAGCCATGCCTGCGACGACGGCGCTTGGGTTACTATTTCTGGCGTTACCGGCACTGTTGGCGGCATTCCAGATGCCGAAATTAACGCTGAGCACAAAATAACTTACGTTGACGTCGATAACTTCGACATAACTGTTACTACAGCAGCTACTTCTAGCGTCGCAGGTGGTGGCGGTACAGCGATTGATGTTGAGTGCCAGTTAAATCCCGGTCCAGTGAACGGCTTGTTCCAGTATGGCTTCGGCTCAGGTGCTTGGGCTGCTGGTACTTGGGGCACTCCACGATCTAGCGCTATACCTCTTGATCCTAGAATTTGGAACTTCGCTAACTGGGGTGAAGACCTAATCCTTAATTACCAAGGCGGCGCTGTTTACATTTGGGATGCTAGTAACGCAACAGACAGAGCGGTTCAGATTACTGAGGCTCCGTACAAAGTAGACAACATTCTTGTTACCCGAGATCGCCATCTAGTTTGTTTTGGCTGCAACCCACCGGGAACAGCTAATGAGTTCCAGCCTAAAGAAGACTTACTTATTCGTTGGTCTAGCCAAGAAGACTACACTGCGTGGACAGTTACATCAACAAACACAGCTGGTGATCAGCTACTGACAAACGGCACTCGAATTGTTGGCGCAGCAGACGTTGAATCGCAAGTTATCATTTGGACCGACAGTGACGTGCAGTCAATGCAGTTCTTAGGACCCCCATACACATTTGGATTTACCCAGATTGGTACCAACGCTGGCATGGTTAGTTCTCGTGCTTGGGCTGCGTATAGCAACATTGTTTATTGGATGGGTGACAGCGCGTTCTATGTATTCCAAGGCGGAACAAACGTTTTACCATGCACAATGCAGAAGTACGTGTTTGATGGGATAGACCTAACTCAGCGTAGAAAAATATTCTGCACGATTAACCGTCGCAACCACGAGATAACTTGGTACTACCCTGCGGTCTCTACCAAGCCGCGCTACTTAAACGGCGCTACCGGTCCGGCGGACACAAGCATACAGCTTGAGACTACAGCTGGCTTACCAGTGTCTGGTGACGTGCAGATTGATGCTGAGATCATTAGCTTTACAAGTAAAAACGACACTCAACTCTTAGGTTGTACTCGTGGAGCTTCAGGCACAACAGCCGCAGCGCATGCTGATGGCGCTAGCGTTACATCTTCGGGTTGGACCCTAGAGCCATATCACTACGTAACATACAGCGTTGTGGATAAAATCTGGTGGGAAGGCAAACTTGAACGTACAGCTATGATCGATAGTGGAGACTTATCTAACCCTATCGGCGTTGATTACAACGGACAACTCTACTATCACGAGAAAGGTTACGACGCAGACGGCGCGCCGCTAGTTGCTTACATTCAGTCTGGTGACTTCGATATCGCTGAAGGTGATAGCTTGATGCACATTCACCGTGTGATACCCGACTTTAGCGTAGATGGTTCAGTAGACCTTACAATGCAGACTAAGTATTACCCGTTAGATAGCGAGACCCGAGAAGTCATCGGCACAGTTACTCCGACAACCCAGAAGATTAACACCCGCATCCGCGCTAGAAACATGGCGTTGCGTATCGAGAGTAAAGATTCTGGAGACTGGTGGAAGTATGGTTCGACCAAGATTGACCAACGTACGGACGGGCGTCGATGAGTAAGCTAACTAACATACGCTTACCGTCTTCTGGATTTCGTGAAGAATACGATGCGGTTGCGTTCAACCAGTCGTTAGAAGCGTTGCAGAGTATTGTTCGTCAGCTAAACAGCTCGTATACCCCGCAAGCTACGGAGAATAATCAGTCAACTTTGGATTGGTTTAGCGGCGGCGACGGACCTATCGCCCGTTCAACTCTAGAAGATCGTGGCACGTATGCGTATGGTGCCTTTGTTGATTACACCGACCAGACCCACACAGCGACAGAAACTGCTAAGGCGATCACGTGGAATACAACTGTGTACGCTAAGCACGTCTCAATCGGCTCGCCTACTAGCCGCATCGTGTTTTCAAAACCCGGCAGATACCGCATTGAGTTCACAGCACAGCTAAACTCAGAGTCATCTAACGCTAAAACTTTCTGGTTCTGGCCTAGAATCAACGGCACAGACGTCGCTGGCGCTACCATGCGCATCACGGTGCATGACAATGGAGAAGCTAAAACTATCGCTCGTACCGGTATGTTTCAGGTAAATGCGGGTGATTATTTGGAAGCGATGTGGGCTGTGGACAATTTAGACACCTCACTGCAAGCCTATGCGGCTGAGACGTTTTGTCCGGCGGCTCCGTCCGTGACCCTAACACTTACGAGCGTTACCCATGAGCAATAAGTATTTTCGACAGCATTTGATCCCTTCGGCGGCTACCGAAACCGACATGTATACCGTGCCAGCTGCTAATACGACTGTGGCTCGTTCGCTTCGTGTGACCAACGCAAATGCGTCAGATACAGAGATCACGGTGTCCCAATATGAGGGCGCAACGCAGACCTATCTGCTGAAAGATTACCCATTATCCCCAGACGGCACGATTGACGTGTTTAACGGAGTGCCATTGGTACTGGAAGCTGGAGATAAAATCACTGTAGAATCAAGCCAATCGACGGTACACTTCTACCTATCGTACCTAGAATTCGACCGAACTTAAGGTTAAAACTATGAGCATTAAAGACATTGCAGCAAAAGGTCGCTACGGCGATACCCATCTATTACACGTATCAGATGCTGAAGTGCAAGGTCTGAACGCTCTAGCTAACGACATCTACGGTCACGGTCTAACCACTAACCCAGAAACTGGTTTACCGGAAGCGTTCTTGTTTGCTCCGTTTTTAGCCCCGTTATTCTCAGGCGCAGTAGGTGGCGCACTTGGTTTAGGTGCTAGCTCGGCTCTAGCTACTGGTCTTACAGCAGGCGGTTTAGGCGCAGCTGAAGCTGCTGCTCGCGGTATGGACGACCCACTAGGTCAAGGCTTGATGGCAGGTCTAACGGCAGGCGCGTTCCAAGGCGCTAGTAACGCGTTCGGTGAAATGGGCGCTGAAGCTGCTGGCCAAGCTGCTGGTCAAGGCACTGTTGATGCAGCTATCGCTAACACTGGTATGACACCAATGGAAATGGAAGCGTACGGCATGGCTGATTTAGCATCTAAATACCCGTCTGTTGCTGACACAGCTATTGCTAACACTGGCGTATCACCAATGGAAATGGACCTATATAAAGATACTTTAGGTACTAATTTGTCTACTCAGTACCCTACATATACCACTCCACCAGCGCCAGCTACCCCAACGCCCCAATCTACTCCACTTGGTGAGTTTGGCTCCAGTATCAAAGATGCTTATACACCTAGCGACAACACCATCGCTGGCATGCAAAAAGCGTTTGGTAGTAGCGAAGGCTTCGGTCAATTCATGGATAAAGGCGGTCAAGGTGCTTTGGGTGCAGGCATTATCGGTGTTAGTGGCACGGCAGGTCTAGATGAGCAGCAAGCATTGCGTGAGCAAAGTGAAGCTCTTACAGCAGGTAAAAAAGCTGAAGCAGATGCTAAACGTAAAGCTGTTGAAGACCAAATTCGCGCTAACTACGCGGCGGTTGGTCGCCCAATGCCCACAGGTCCATACGGCGGATCATTGTTTGCTGAAGGCGGCGACGTAACTTATGAAGGTGCGGGCCAATATTTACCTGACTGGGTTCGTGAGTACGCGCTTGAAAAGCAGAAAAAGAAAGTAGATAAAAAAGCAGAGGGAGGGCTCGCCTCTCTAAATTTTAACAAAGCCCGTGGCTTTGCTGCGGGCGGTCAGGCTTACACCACCAACATCTACGGTGACAAGATTCCTTATGACAACACCATAACAAGTGGTGAGTCGTCTAATCGTTTTGAGGATATTTTTGTCCCGTTGTTTTTTAGGGCGTTAGGTGGAGCTGGTATAACTACAGCGGCTGAAACCCCACAAAACTCTTACTCTGATAAGCACAATGCTCTAGTTGGCAAGCTGCAAACTGGTATGGGTAATCAGCAGGCTATGTCTGAGCTTAAAGAAGAAGGCTACGCTTCAGGCGGTGATATAAGACGCCGCACAACAGGTGGTATTGGCTTCCCAACTCCATACTTGCCTCCATACCTTACTGACGAGATGGCGGCGTACGTGCCTAAAAACTCACCCGGTTTTATGGAAGCTTTGTACGCTCGTTACGATCTTACTCCTGAAGGCGAAGGCGAAGGTAACGGCGAAGGTAGTGGTGAAGGTAACGCCATGGCAATGGGCGGCTACCTAGAAACTGGTGGTCGTGTTGGCGATGGTATGAGCGACGATATACCTGCTACTATTGATGGTACACAACCTGCCGCTCTATCTGATGGCGAGTTTGTAATCCCTGCTGATGTGGTTAGCCACTTAGGCAATGGTTCATCTGATGCTGGTGCCCAA